TAAGAGCGCCTACACTTGCAACTGGTATAGTTATCGTACTTGTTATATCACTGGAAACTGTAGTAGTAAATGGAGTTCCGCTGCTAGAGAAAACAGCACCAGCTTGCTCGCTGGCTCTAAAAACTTCTATTGATTGATAAGGATTATATTTAGCTACAGATATTTGATCTTCTGTTGTATAATATGTAGAATCATTAGAAGCTTTATCTATATTAATTTTTCTAGGTTGATTTCTATTGTCAGTAAAAAATAAAAGACTTTCTACTAAATTAACACCTGTTATAGGTGATTGAGTAGAAAAATTAAGAAATTTACCATTAGCAGTTCCGCCTACTAGTAATGTAGCTGTTGAACTATTATTGCTGTATGAATATATAGCATTAGTAGCTGATGTATTATAACCAGAAAGTTCATTTGTTGTAAAAAATAAATAAACTATATTATTTAAATTATCTACAACATGCCCAACACAAAAAATACTAGACACGCCTAAAGCACTAGCAAAGTCAAATAACGCTTCGCCGTTTCCTTGAACATTTTCTAATGCACCAACGTCTTCACCTTCTGATTTATTTATTTGAACGTTTACAGCATCGCGATACTCTCCAGCTGGTACTAATCTAGAGTCTAAATCTTTATTCATTTTAGACTTTAAAAAAGCATTTTTAACTTCTGCCATTTAATTTTAGTGTTTTATCCATTTAGACTTACCACGCATAACTTGAACTATTTCGTTTAACTTTATATTTGATAAACGTATTTTAGCATTTCTAAGTTTAGCACTTGCTTCTCGCTTCAATCTTTGTACTATATATTCGGGTTGATTTATTCTGCTAGCGATAACAGCGTGACTAATATAAGCATACATAGCTTCTTCTGCTAGCTTAGGCACTCTTGTTTCTAGATTAGTCGAAAGACCATCTGATATATATTCAAATACAATAATTTTATCAACCAAGTTTGCTGAAAAAGACATTTTACCTTCTCTTTCGTTTATATTAAAATACCCGTTTATATTTCCATACTCAGGCTCTAAACCAAACAATTTGCCATAGCCAAACTCAGGCCAACCATAGTAGTACTCCCAACCACTTTCGGGATTGTTAGCTAAATTGTTATCAGGATAATTCCCTTCTAAGTAATTGTTTTTCCACCTGTCTTCTACGATAGATGTGCCCGTGATATCGTTGTCAAAGTTATCTTGTGCAGGCACGCCTTTATTATCTTGTAAAGGTATAGTATATGGATTGCTAGTAAGATTATTCGTAGGCATTATAATATGCTGAACACCTTGGCTGTCAACCCAATATAAGTTAACATAATTAACATAATCTTGCGGCAACACTACGCTTAAGTTGTTAGGTATCGTAAGCTCTTGAGAGTTAACACTTTTAAGTGTATCATAACTAAACTCTTGCATAGCACGTTTAGCATGGAATAATATATCAGTTCTTTTTACACTTGGTATAAGTTTACCAGCGCCTACATATGCAACTAAAAAGTTATTTATAACGTCGTTTAGTGTTGTGTAAGCGTAAGAGCCATAGTTATCTTCAACTACATTACCAAATGCTTTTTGATTAATATCAACACCGTAGTTGCCACCGTCAAGTTTTTTTAATTGAACAACAATATAATTATTAGTTTCAACAATAGGTTGTTTAAAAGTAAACGTAGTAATGGATCCTCCGCCACCGTAAATAAGAGTGCCATATGTAGATAAATCCCAAGCTACATTGTACGTACCATCTAAATTATCTGTAACACTATTTAAAATAGCGTAATTTACATTACCAGCAGAACCACCTGTCCAGAGAACATTAGAGCCTGTAGCTTCAAATTTCATACCTACCTCTGGAACTATGCTGCCTTGTGATAAAGTAAATACAGCAAAAGACGATCCTGGTGGAGAGGTTGAAGTACCGGTAGTGCTTCCAGTTCCTAAAAAACTTATGGTATTACCAGATACTGAATAAGCACTAATGTATTCAGACCATGTTCCTGGTATACCGTTTGAGCTAGTATATATTTTAAAGTTATTTAAAGCGTAGTTTGTTTTAAGCGGATTGTAGCTACTGAATACTAAGTTAGTATCAAACGTAGTTGTAAACTGTGAAGTTGTACCATTTAATCTAAAGCCTTGAGCGCCTTCGTAATACTGCCGATTGTTTTCTGTAAGTAATGACATCTATTAACTTTTTTTGTTTGCTTCGTTTTGCGCTACCTCAGCGGATGCAGCTTGTATAATTTGTGGATCACGTATAACTATACCAGAATATTGTAGTATTCTAAGTATTACATTAACTTGCTCTGATTGTTCTAATTCAAAATTAGTAGAGTTTGTAAAATCCCATAAATATTGATTACTACCACCGGAAGTAAAAGCCCAAACTACATCTTTAGGTTTTCTAAGTATTGACGCTTCTATATCTCCAGCATTTATTATCGCGCTTGGTTTAACATACAGTCTATTACCTTCGTATAAATAACACGGAAAGTCTTCTGTTGGTCTCGTAAGCGGTGATTTGTCTATATTGTAAAAATCGTTGCGTTGAAGTCTTTGCAACTCTACTGGATAACCAGCTTTTGGCTGGTATGTTATAGTTCCAAGTCTGTAAAAATAAACTTGATTACTAGTTAAAGGAGCTCCTTGTGTAGAGTACAAAACTTGAAATCCTGACACACTACCATTCACAGTTGTAGGCAACTGCCAAAACTGATTTACAGCGTCATAAGTACAAACGCCATGAGCTTTAAAAAATGATATTTTTTCATCAATATTAAACTGCCTATCAGCGTAATCGACGTCTACTTGTGGCACACGTAGCTGTTGATTTAAATCATCGAAGTATTGTTCAAATATATCTAATTGAACTTGTGTAGCTGTTTTATTAAACTCATCAGGTGTTATATAACCCCTTTGTTCTTTATTGAGTATTAGCAAAACGGTTTTATATACTGCATCTACGTTTATTGCCATTTATATTTTTTTAAGTATAAAGGCTCGAGTGAACGAGCCCTATACTATTGTTACATATTATTTTAACTTTTTCTCGATAGACTTAAAGACTTCTACGCCTTCATCAGTCTTAAAGAAAGCTGCCATAGCAGAGTATGGGTTTTCTTCAAATGGAACACTCATAAGCTTCTTACCATTTGATGCCCATGTAAATGAACGTTGATCTTGAGCTAGCTTTATAATCTTAGCTTCAGTAGCTAATATTGCAAAGTTTCTAAGCTGAACGTTTTCATCTTTAGCTAACTCTAAAAACAAAACTGGGTTTTGTCTAGCAAAAATAAGCGAATCTCTTTTCAATTCTTTAGAAGACATTGTGCTAACTTTGCTACCAACTTCAACTCTCATTATAGCTTCTAGATGTTCTACTTCCATACCTCTAGCTGCATTGAGAGCGTCAATTTGCAACTCCATAATATCAAGCTCATTTTTAGCTTCGATTTTAGAGTCAAACTCTTTATACCTTTTGTCTCTCATAGGGTGATACAAAGATAAAAGCTTTTGTAAAGCTTGCTGGTTTTTAGGAACTACTAGTGCGCCATCTTTAAAAAGTATAGTGCCAATAGTTGCTTCGCCATCTTGTTCGTCTTTAAACGGACTGTTCATATTTGTAGCAAACCTAAGTTCTCTTTGAGTTTGTTTTAATTCGTCGTACCATAATAAAGGTTTTCTTACACTGTGTTTAGATGGTATTCTAAATGTTAGTGGTTTATATTGACCTGTTACAAAATACGTTCTATCTTTAATTTCCCAGTTTTTTTCTACACTTGGGATTTCTTTTTCTTTTGACATAATATAATATAATAAAATTGATAAAAGTAATAATTACCCCCGTCGATAAGACGAGGGTAAATACTACATAACTAATTACTACTTAGTAAACAATACAAAGTTGTTAGCACCTTGTACACAAAGACATCTTTCAGATAGGAAGTTTACTTCCATTGCATCAAGATCGCTTGTGAAAGCACCACCAACAGATCCAGTCAACCAAGACTTCATACGACGATCGTCAGTCTGTGACGCTCTATATCGTACGTGTAAGAATGGACGACGGATGTTACTACCAAGAACTTGATCGTATACAGTTGATGTACCAGCTGGAATCAAAACTCCATCAATGGCACTTACACCGTATCCTCCAGCTCCATTATCAATAGCACCACGAGTAGAAGCATCATTTAGATATTTCCAGTCAGTCTTATAGAAATCGTAAGAACCTCTACGGAAACCACTAAAACCTAAGTTTAATGCCATATCTTCAGAGTTTTCAAACAAACCATAAGCAGTACCACCTTCACCTCCAGCAGAAATTCCAGCAAGCATATCGTCAAATCCTAGCGCAGTTTCGCGATTTAAGAAAAGCATGTTTTCTTCAATAGCTCCTTGAGTATCTAGGTTTCTAAGAATTTCATCAAACGAAGCAAGTTGGCCAGCTCCTACATTGTAACCAGCTTCTACATTACCACGAGCTTTAATAGCAGCAAATAAACCTTGAGTACCTTTATAACCTGCAGCAGATGCAGCAGAAGCAACACCAGCACCAACATCGGGGTTAGCTTTTTCGCCTTCAACCACACTCATTTCAAGATAATCTTCGAAACGTAAGCGAGTTTCAGATTCAGCTTTTAGATACCATAGATACCCTCCAGTTCCATCTTCAGTAGCAACTTCAACCCAACCAATCTGAGCAGTGTCAGAACCAGAAACAACATATTTGCTTCGAATAATAATTGGTGAATTAGAAAATTGAGTAAAAGAAGGATCTACACTTACATAACCACTAGTATTAGTAGCTGAGTAATTTGGTGTAGAAGAACCTTTGTCATATTCAGAACCGTATACAAACATTTTTACGCCAGTTCCAGCTAGACTAGATGTATCTGCAGCTGTGTAAGGAGCTACTGTTACAATAGCACCAACACCGACTACGCCAATTTCAGAACCAGTTACTACAGCTTTTAGCTCAGCACCTAGCTTATCAATAAGTACAACTGTAGAATTTACAGAAATAACATTTGTTACTCCGGCTTGAAGCGGAATAGTAATACCATTAGCACCATCATTAGTACAGTCGTCGTACGCGATGTGTAAACGGTTTTGTTCAGACCAGATAACCTGATCAGAAGTCATAGGCATTTCAGCTCCTACCATACGTAAGAAACCAGATAACGTGCGGTTTCCATAACGCTCTACTTCTTGTTCGTAGATCTCAGGTAGATACTGCTGTGCGAATGTATCAGAATCACCAGTACCAGTTCCTCCGTTAAACGAAAGAAAGTTAGTATCTAGCAATTGTTGTTTTTGACTTGGGATAATACTCCCAAATAAAGGGGTCAATGTAGACATAATTATTTATTTTATTTTTTTATTGTTATTTTTTTAACTTTTAATTTTGAAGAATCAACACCACTAATAGCTTTAACTTTTAATCCATTAACAAATACTTCACCTTGTGCTGATTGTCTTGGTTCTGTCGAAATGTTTTTCGATTTAGCCATAACGTTTTTAACAGCATCAGCTTTTCCTTGCTCATAAAAGTGATTAGCAATAGTGTCAGCGTTTCTAGCTGCGTACAAAGCTTTATGATATCCTGACAAGTCTGATATTCTATTGTCTTTATCTAGGAACTTCCCAATAAAATTAGTTATATCAGATTGAACATCAGCCAATTGCTCTGGATTTTTAATACCATATCTAAATTTTTTCTCTCCAACACTGAAATCAAAACCTTTGAAATCATTATTTAAAAGAGTTTTAGTACGGTCAACAAAATCATTATGCACTTGCTTAATAGTGTTTTGTTCTTCATTGTATCGATTGAAAAAATCTACAGCTTTTTGTTGCTCTTGAGTCACGCCCGGTCTCAACTTGATCTCGTCGTAGTATTTACCCTTTAAGTCTTCCAAAAAGTTTTTAGCTTTTCCAACTTCTTCCTTAAACGCAATTTTCTTTTTGCGTATATCTTTATCCTCATCTAATTCTTCGTCATAATCAAAATCTTCTAATAAAAGACTTACATCTTCATGATCAAGGTGAGGTCGTGTTTGTTTATAATATTCTCTAACTAAAGTATTGTTATCTACATTAGTGTAATCTGCGTTAAGTCGAACATAATCGTCGACTGTACCACCGGTTTCTTCCATAAAAGAAACTAGCTTTTCAATATTTTCAGGTAAAGATTTTTGCTGTACAATTTCTTGTGTAGCTTCTTTTGCCTCTTCTATGGGTTTTACTTCTTCTTCTGATACCTCTTCAATAACAGAGAGAGGGGACTCTTCATTTGAGTCGGCGTCCCGTATTTCTTCAACCACTTTTTTGCCGTCGCTACTGTCTTCGGGTTGTCTGACAGCATCATTGCTTGCATCTGTGCTTTGCTCTTGAATGGCATCCTCTTCGTTTTTAATTTCTATTTTAGTAACTTCAGGAATTACTTCTCCCTGAGATTCAACACCTTCTTTATGTATTTTAACTTTAGTTACTTCATTTTTTTTACCTAAATTTTTAGGTTTAGTAGGAGTTTTTAGTTTAAATTCTCCTTCTTGTTTTACTTCTTCTGACATAATATAATATAATTAAATAATTAAAAAGTTTTTTTTAACGAGGTTCAAACTGTTCAAGTCCAAATCCTCCAAGCGAATCATTACCGGCAGATTCAAAGTTTTTAGGTAATTCGTCATTTTGTCTTTGAGATATCATTTCAGACTGTTGAGTGCCTATAATTCTAGCTCTCTCGTCTTTACGGTTTTCTATTTCTTTTTCTTTGTCTCTTTCGACTCTAGATTTAGCCTCAGCAAGCTGTATATTGTAATTAAACTCTTCAGCCATTAATTGCTTTTTGATTTCTGCCTCTGTCTGCATACGTTGTATTTCAAACTGAGACTTACCTTGTTCTAATTGAAGTTTAGTCTCTGTAAGAGCTTGTTGTTTCTGCATTTCAGCTAAAGCAGCTTGCTCTGCAGCTTGAGCGTTAGCCTGAGCTTGCGCTTGTATATTAGCTTGAGCAGCAGCTTGGTCTCGTTCTTGCTTTTGCTTACGTTTTATTTTAAGCATTTGATTTGCTAACTTTATATTAGATATTTGTTCTATATCTATAATATCTTCTAAATCAACGCCTCCTGATTGCAAAGCTATTTGTATGTTTTTTTGTAGTATTTGTTTATCTTCTTCCTCAGGTTCTAATTCTAAGAAAATGCCAAACTCATGCATATTTAAACTATACATCTGTTCTAAAGTGCTTGTGTTAAACGTACTTATACTATTCATTAAAGCATTTTTAGTTAATGGAAAGCTTAACATATCTGCAGCTCTTAAACTTATATTTTCAGCTGTTCTTACTGTTAAATACATTAGTGACTGTAAAATATGTTTAGTAGCTGTATTAGACGCAGCCGCTGCTAATTTTTGTAAACCTACTAAAGCATCTTTAGTTGGTTGACTACCATCTCTAGCTTCGTTTAACCCAGTCACATCACGTATCATTTGTAAATAATATTGATACGTAGAAACTAAAGCGTTTATTTTAGCTTGACCATTTGATGTTTGTAATTCTTGTATAGGTACTTTACCAGGGTTAATATCACCATCTATTGTTTTAGATCTACCAACAATACTACCCGTTTGAAAATACATATTCAAAGCTTCTTGCGGGTTGTAGTTGGTTCCATTACCTAAGTCAACTTCTGACAAACCGTCAACATCCACAAATACACCATCTGGTACCATACGAGCTAGCACTTGTTGTATTTTTAAATGCGTAAGTTGTATCATATCAGCAAAGCTAATACACTTACCAACTAAGCTTTCTATTCTACCTTTGTATATACGCGGAGCAGATATAGCATAATTCATTTGAACTTTAGTCTGATCGCTATAAGGTCTTGTCATGTTTTCAGCTAATTCCCATTTAAGCATTTTTTCATGCCCAAGTATTTTAGCTCCACTATATAGAACTTCTATAGCTCTATGTACTCTTTCAAAGTTATCGTTTTCAGGCGGATTAAAATCACCTGGCTTTTCTAAAGCTTTTAATAAACCTTGCTCTGTTTGTTTTATTTTAAATACTTGATTGTTGTATGTTTTGTACTCAAAGTATAAAACTTGAACATTGTTATAACTATCATCTTGACCGTAGTAATTTCTAGTATAATTAGAATTACCTGGATACTTTTGTATTTCTTCTAATTCAGCATCACTTAAATATGGAAATTGTTTTTTAACTTCTTCTAAGCTTACGCTCTTAACTTCTCCAACATAATAAACATCTTCAAAGTTAGGATCTTCTGTGTATGAATAAACTAAATTAGCAGGATCTACGTAGTTAACTGTAACACCATTTGATAGATTAAAATCTGTTTTTACACAGCTTATACCTAATACAACTAAATCGTAGGCTAACCTCTTTTTTACCTCCTCGTATTTATTGTAATTAAACACATTATTTATTAACTCTTCTTCTGCTATTTCTACAGCTTGCTTGTAACTTAACTGCATATGAAGCTCTAATTCTTCTTTGCTTTTAGGTAATTGATCTTCTGGTATGTTAGATCTTTGTAGATCTATATTAAAACTAGCTTTAGCTTCTTTTATTAAATTTCCAGCAAAAGCATCTTCTGCTAAACCTGTAGCGTGTGCTGTTCTTTCTCGAGTAGAATACGGATCTGTTGCAAAAGATTTTATTTCGTAACCTTTGTCAGTCATACCATTAACAACAATATCTATAAATTTTGACAAAACCGCAACAGGCTTCCAATCTAAATTTAAATAAGACAAATCACCATTAATAGATAATTCATCTTTATATTTAGCTACAGATTGTTCGCCTCTAGCGTATAATCTTAATCTATGAAAATCCTGCCAGTTGTTTCCAAAACGACCACCTGCACCTAAACCGCGATCACCTCTAAACCATTCGTTTTCAATAGCCCTACCTACTTGATAACCGTATTCTAAAGTATTCTTTTCCGCATCTGGTACCACCTGACTTGGGAACGAACTATTAACATTAGTGTAAATCATCTATTTTATTATTTTTGATGTATGACCTGTGTTGTCGTATTTGCCAAAGCTTAGACTAACTGGATCTCGTTGTTTTATGTTTACTGGTGTGTATTTATTTTTATTACAAGCCATTATAGCTAAACCAGAACTTATTGTTGCATCAAACTTTGTTCTATTATTTATATTGAACTTAGCCCAATCTTCTAGCGTTCTTTGAAAATACATATTTCCATATTCATTTTCTTTTAATCCTACGTAATCTTCTATGTAAGATTCAATAGCAGCGGCATGCGCTTGCTTAATATCTTCTGATGAGTTAGGTATTCCACCTATTTCTCTTTCTGCAACTGAAAGCTTGTTGTAAAGTTTATCAGGTCTATTTATAGAAAATCTTCTATAACCTCTACGTTTCAAGTAGTACAGTAACCTTGGTTTGTTATTCTCTGCTAATATAGGCATGCCATAAAAATGTAATGCCATAAGTACATCTTCAAAGAATATTTCTGCTGTTGGTGGTCTTGATATATATTCTAAGAAAAACATATTAAACGGAGCGTCTTCCATACTGAACTTAGTTAAACCGTGTAAAGACCCTTTAGATCCTTGCTTGTCTACAGTTCCTGATATATCATAAGAGTCACAACCAAAAGCACCGATATGTTCATTACCAGGATATTTAACTCCATTTTTTATTATTACACGATTCTGCAGATTTGCGGGTGGAATCCAAGAAACAAGAAATCTACCATTTTTTTCAGGATAAAAATTAACTGTAGTATCTTTAATACCACTAGCCCATTGAAAGTTACCCTGTGTAACTAA